TTTAAAAGACAAAAAATCTTTAGAAAGCCGATTAACCAAATTAGATACAGGTTATGTATCTGAAATGGAAAAAAGACTTACTTCAAGTCTTGATGCTGCAAAGGCTAAATTAACTACAGCCAGAGAAGCAGGTAACATAACTGATGAAGTGGATGCTCAAAGAGAAATCGCTAAATTAGGTTATGAAGAAGCAAGATTAGCCGAAATGAAACTTAATCAAGAAGCTAAATCTAAAGAGAAGAGTGAATTTGTTAAACAATCAACAAATATTCAACAAGCACAACCTAACACTCAACAACCAACTCCAGATGCGAAAGCAACTGAATGGGCATCTAAAAATGCCTGGTTTGGTAAGGATAGCGCTATGACTTATACAGCGTTTGATATGCACAAAAAATTGGTAGAAGAGGAAGGTTATGACCCACAATCTGACGAATATTATGGAGAATTAGACAAGAGAATAAAGCTTGAATTCCCCCATAAATTTGGTAATACTACAGATCAATCGACTAAACCGACACAAACTGTAGCTTCGGCTACGCGAAATGTCAAAAGAGGTACTGGTCGCAAGACTGTGAAACTCACATCATCACAGGTAGCAATTGCTAAAAAATTGAATGTGCCACTTGAAGAATATGCTAAACAATTAAACGTAGAGGAGTAATGCATATGACTAAATCTAAAACTGAAAACAAAAAAGTTACAGAGGCAGTAAAAGTAAATAAGGACTCTCGCGCTTCCGAAACAAGAGATGCTGTTAAGCGTCCTGTTGAATGGAAACCACCATCATCTTTAGATGCACCACCTGCGCCGGATGGATTTCGACACAGATGGGTAAGAGCTGAAAGTTTAGGCTTTGACGATACTAAGAACGTCGCTGGTAAATTAAGATCAGGATATGAATTAGTAATGGCTTCAGAGTACAAAAATTCAGGATACCCAATTATCGAAGACGGCAAACACAAGGGAGTGATCGGAGTTGGAGGCCTTTTGCTGGCAAGGATACCTAATGAGGTCGCCGAAGCACGTCAAAAGTACTATAGCGATAGAGCTAAGGAACGTGATGATGCTGTCAAAAACGATCTGCTGAAGGAACAGCACCCGAGCATGCCTATCAGTTATGATAGCCGCTCTAGCAAATCTTTCGGTGGTAAGTAAAAGTTTTTTAACAATTACT